ATCATCAATACGACAGCCTCACCAATCCTCTATCTCACCGGAAATACCAACTTCCGTAACAACATCGCTACTCGTAAACCTTATAAGGAACGAGCCGGAGTTAAGCCATACCATTTCAAAAATCTAACAGCTTATATGAAGGCCGTATACGATGTACGAATGCAAGAAGGGCTCGAAGCCGATGACCTTATGGCTATCGAGCAAACAAAACGCCCTCTCGAAACCATCATTTGCACACGAGACAAGGACCTTAGACAGGTTCCCGGTTGGCACTATGGATGGGAGCTTGGTAACCAACCTCAATTCGGCCCTCTGTTGGTGGAGTCTCCTGGACTCATTAGCATCAGTGCAGAAAGGAAGAGTATCAAAGGCTACGGAGACCTATTCTTCTACGCGCAATGTCTCACTGGAGACCCAGTAGATACAGTGCCAGGACTAGAAGATTGTGGGCCTGTTAAAGCCTTTGAAATCCTATTTGGTAGCACAGGTACACAGGACGCATTTAATCGCGTTAGAGAGGCTTATAGGGCCTTCTACGGGGATTCTGGAGATAAGGAATTGCTAGAGCAAGGGCGGCTCCTCTGGATGACTCGTTCCTTACATGAAAATGGAGAACCAGTGCTTTGGCAGTTTCCAGAGTAAAACCATACAACTCAGGACAATGGACTACTGCTCGTTTCCATTCGTTCGTTAAGAGTGCGCTTCGTTCAGCAAGCCAGAGATGGCCCCCTAAATACGAAGTGTTGAACGCAGCTAAGAGAGGAAAGAAGATCAATTCCAAAACTGGTAGACTAGCAGAACATTATGAATGTAATGCTTGTCACGAACAGTTTCCTGCTAAGGAAGTACAGGTCAATCACATTACGCCAGTGATTCCTGTATCTGGATTTGATTCTTGGGATGGCGTAGTTGAGAGGATGTTTTGTGAGAAGGACAATCTAGAAGTTCTCTGCATCCCTTGCCATAAAAGCGTAACAGCTCAAGAGAATCAACAAAGATATGCCAAAGAAAATTGAAGACTGGGGTATCTATGGATATTCTGAAAATGAATGGAAATTGCTGACCAAGAGTCAGAGATATAAAATACGCCATCCTAATAAAGTTCTTGAGGCTGTGAAAGCTTGGCAAATAGCAAATAAAGAATACTGTAAAACTCGTCAAAGAAAATACTGGCTTAGAGACAAGTATGGTATTACTGAAGAAGAGTACAATGCAATGTTTACTGCTCAAAACGGTAAGTGTGCCATCTGTTTATCGGATACAGAAACTGGTAAATGGAAAAGATTTTGTGTAGATCATTGCCATACAACAGGGCGGGTCAGGGGACTACTCTGTAACGAATGTAATAGGGGAATTGGTCTTCTAAAAGACAACCCTACAATTTTAACTAACGCAGTCAAGTATTTAACTAAGGAAGAAAATGAACAACGAAAATCTACAGAATAATAAAGACACATTCAAAGGCTTCGCCCTCTTCAGCGATATTGAAGATGTAGCTCTACGCAATCGTAATCGAGCTGTTGTACTAGCAAACATGGCGCAAGATCATTGTAAGAATAATCTAATCAGTCCTAATGGTGCTGGACTTATTCTAGGCTATTTCAAAGCAGTTCCTTCAGCAGAACGTGAACAGCTTATGCCTCTATTCATGCAACAGATGAAAGAGCGTGGTTTCCACCTCATTCAACAATGAGCGCATTAGAGAAACAAATTGCGGGTAGGCATTATAAGGATATGCCTATCCAGCCTGTTGAATACATTCATGCAAATAACATCCCCTTCTTGGAGGGGAATGTTATCAAGTATGTATCTCGGTGGCGTAGTAAGAATGGTATTGCTGATCTTGAGAAAGCTAAGCATTACATTGAACTGTTGATTGAGTTAGAGAGTAAACATGAAGGTATCTGACATTCAAGTAACAGCTATTCACCCTGAACGATGGGGGGATGACTTAGATGTTGTTAATGCAGCGAGGGTGAGCTTTAGTAAGGAAAGTGAATGGAACTACCCTGATGATGATCCAGACGCAAATCCTGTTCTGCAACAACGCGATGTAAAGCTGATCCACTATCTAGCCAAGCATAAACACTTCAGCCCTTTCAATCACAGTTTCTGTAGCTTCAGAGTAAAGGCTCCCCTCTTTGTAGCCCGTCAATTAGTAAAGCACAAGTTCCTCCCGTGGAATGAGGTGAGTAGACGATATGTTGATGAAGAGCCTGAGTTCTATTTCCCTGCGACCTGGGGTAAACGGGTTGAGAATGTTAAGCAAGGGGCTTCTGATGAGCGCTTTGTTGATGATGTTATCGGCAGGCATGAAGTAAAGAGGATGCTTCAGTTGTATGAACATGCACTACGCACAGGAATGGCCCCTGAAGATGCCCGTATGTTCCTCCCTCAAAACATGATGACGGAATGGTGGTGGTCAGGTACATTAGGTGCTTTTTGTGATATGTTAGTCCTCCGTTTGGATAAGCATACGCAGTATGAAAGTAGAATTGTTGCTGAAAAAATCAGAGATTTGATTATGCCAGTATTCCCTGTATCGTTGAAAGCAAGATTAGATGCAGCAAATCTTGACTGAATTTGATCTAGGTTGGGTTGTAGGAATTCTAGAAGGAGAGGGTTGTTTTGGAACCTATGAAGATAAGCGAAGGCCTTCTACATTTACTGTTAAGATTCAGATGGAGTCTACAGACTACGATGTAGTCATTAGACTCAATAGCCTAATACCAGGGAGAATCTGGGAATCTAATTATCCTTCCAAGCAAAAAGCATTTCCTAATGCAAAGCCCTCTTGGAGATGGGCTATTAGTAACAAAGCTAAAGTTAAATCTCTCTGTAAGTTAATATATCCTTATATGTCCAAGCGAAGAACGCAACAGATTGATAAGGTATTGCTAAATTGTGAATATAAAAGGAATAAACAATAATGCGACATTTTATACTGCCGGACGTTCAAGCAAAACCGGGCGTGAATTTTGACTACCTTACCTGCATCGGTAGATACGTTGCAGAGAAGCAGCCTGAAAAGATTATTTGCCTAGGAGATTTTGCAGATATGCCATCTCTTAGCTCTTACGATGTTGGGAAGAAGTCCTTTGAAGGGAGGCGCTACCTAAACGACATTGCTGCTGTTCAGGAAGCTATGAATGCTTTTATGAAACCTATTTGGGAACTGCAAGGCCGGCAGCAGGCAAATAAGAAGAAAGTATATAGTCCAGATATGTTTATGCTGTTAGGGAATCATTGTCATCGAATCACACGAGCCGTTGAAAACGATCCCAAATTAGAAGGTGTACTCTCTCTTGATGACCTCCACTATAAAGCATATGGCTGGAAAGTCCATCCGTTCCTCGAACGTGTCATTATCGACGGTGTGGCATATAGCCACTATTTCGTCACTGGTGTTGCTGGTCGCCCTGCTGTCTCCGCAGCGGCGCAGCTAAACAAGCAGCATATGAGCTGTGTAGCAGGTCACCAACAAGGTTTGCAGCTACACACTGGCTATAAGGCAGATGGCACCATCCTTACGTCAATCATTGCAGGAAGCTGCTATGAGCACGATGAAGACTACATGGGACCACAAGGTAACCAACACTGGCGTGGTGTACTTATGCTTAATGATGTACGTGGCGGTGGCTTTGAGCCAATGCCTATTACGCTGAAATACCTGAAAGAGAAATATGGGAACTAATTACACAGGACTAGGCCTCAATGAATATCAAATTGAGGCTATGAGCTTCCGTCTTCCATCTGCAAGCCCAGAATACGCTGTTCTGGGCCTTTCTGCTGAGGTGGGAGAATTACATAGCCTTATTAGTAAGGCAATGCGAGATGGTCGTAAGATGGACTATGACCAGAACGTAAAGAAGGAGCTAGGAGATATTCTATGGAACGTAGCTGCTGTAGCTTTGGATCATGGATATACGCTTGAGGATATTGCTGCTGGTAATATTGTAAAGCTCTCTGGACGTAAAGATAATAACACTATTCAAGGATCAGGAGATAATCGTTAATCATGGAGACTAAGCAGTGTGGGAAGTGTAATCTATTTAAACACTTTGATCTTTACTCAAAGAATAAAAATAGAAAAGACGGATTACAATACTACTGTAAATCTTGCTCATCACAACTTGTTATGGAGACAAGAAATCCAGATACTTATAAGAAGTATCAACAGAGCAATTGTCATTACTCACACCTCTCCTCGATTAAATCAAGAGCTTTAAAAAAGAATATTCCATTCAATCTTACAATTGAAGATTTTATGAATATCCCAAGCCACTGTCCAGTTCTAGGTATTCCTTTGGAACGTAACTTTGGTAATAAAGTATCTTCTGAAAATAGCCCTAGCCTTGACAGAATTATTCCTGAACTTGGCTACGTTAAAGGTAATGTTTTAATTATTTCTACCTTAGCGAATAGGATTAAACAAAATGCAACCCCCGATCAAATTTTAAAAGTAGGAAATTTTTATGCAAAATTGGCCTCAAAGCCTTCGATCACAACTAATCCTCCGCAGAACGTATAATCGTCCTAAGGATAATAAAGGTTCTCAGTTTGAGACTTTTGAAGAGACAGTAGATAGAGTTATTTCCCATCAGAAATGGTTATGGGAACGTCAACTAGATGACAAACTGTTTGCGTATCAAGAACAAGAGCTAAAAGAACTACGAGAACTAATGTTATCTCGTAAGGTTTTAATGTCTGGGCGCACACTTTGGTTAGGTGGTACAGATGTAGCTAAACGAAGAGAAGCTTCTCAGTTCAACTGTAGCTTCACAAACTGCGAAACTGTTTACGACGTAGTTGACATCCTTTGGCTCCTCATGCAAGGCTGCGGAGTTGGTTTCCGACCTGTCGTTGGACAGCTCACTGGTTTCCAGAAGCCCATCGAATCCCTAGAGATTATTCGCTCTGCACGTACTGATAAAGACGGTGAACAACACAACACAGAAACCTACGACGCAGAAACAGGCGTGTGGACAATCCGAGTTGGTGACTCAGCAGAAGCCTGGGCTAAGTCCATCGGTAAGCTGGCCTCTCATAAGTTTCCCGCCCGTAAACTTGTACTCGATTTCTCGCAGATTCGTCCAGCAGGGGAAAGACTAAAAGGATATGGATGGATTTGCTCAGGAGATTCTAGTCTCGCTACGGCGTATGAAGCCATCTTTAAAATCCTCAATCGTCGGGCTGGTAGTCTGCTGTCTCGCATTGACATTCTTGATCTGGTTAATTGGCTTGGCACTGTATTGTCTTCTCGGCGTAGTGCTGAAATTGCTCTATTCGAGTATGGAGAAGATGAGTGGGCCGAATTCGCGGTAGCTAAAAAGGAGTTTTGGAATGGCAACATCCAACGGGCACAATCTAATAACAGCTTGGTATTTAGATTCAAGCCCTCACGAGAAGAGCTTAATGGAATTTTTAAGCTCATGGTCGAAAGCGGCGGGTCTGAACCTGGTTTCATCAACGGTCAGTCTGCCCGCAAACGTGCCCCATGGTTCCAAGGAGTTAACCCTTGTGCTGAAATTCTCCTTGGCAACAAATCCTTCTGTAACCTGACTGAAGTAGATGTTGCTAAATTTAAAGGTGATTCTGCCGGACTACGAAGAGCTGTGCATATTGCAGCTCGCGCCAATTATCGACAAACTTGCGTTAACCTCCTTGATGGAGTTTTGCAAGAAGCATGGCATCTCAATAACGAGTTCCTGCGACTTTGTGGAGTGGGCCTCACAGGTATTGTACAAAGACCTGACCTCGGAGATTACGATTACTCTGAATTGCAACGAACTGCAATTGCTGGAGCTTTCGGAATGGCTGACGAGCTTGGAACTCCTCGACCTAAGAATGTCACTACTGTTAATTAATGGCAGCCTTGTAGGGTAACCTACATTGAATAACTGCGTGAATTGCTGGAACGCTAAGGCGATGAGCTATGCCAATCAGCATCCAAGCCTATTACAGTCTAAAACCTAGTGGAACTATGGTATTAGGTAGTAGGAAGGTTCAGAGACTATCCCGAGAGGGAGTACACATCAAGTGATGTGGAAGCGCGCAGCTTCCTATAAGGAAGATGATATAGTCCGACCTCCTAAGAAATTAGGAGATGTTTATGAGATTGTATGAGATTCGTAACAGCATAAATGATGCTGTATACGTTGGAATAACAAGAAATAGTTTAAAACAAAGATATCAAACCCATAAGCATGCATGTAAACGTGGTGACAAAACACCACTGTATTGTATGATGCGTAAATATGGTTTTGATAAGTTTGAAATTATTTTAATTTCAGTGTTCCAAACTGAAGAAGATTTATTAGAAGCTGAAAGAAATTTAATCAAGGCTTACAGAGAGTCTGGTAAGAAATGTTTAAACATTCTGGATGGTGGTGAATCATATTTTCCAATTAAAGATTGGGAAGAACATAAAGCTAAATTACGGAAAGCCAGGGCAGGAAGACAACCTGCACTTGGTATGAAACACTCTGAAGAGAATAAAAAGAAGTTCTCTGAAAGTGGTAAAAAGCGATGGGATATGTATGGAAGATATCCTGATGATGTTCTAAATCACGGATTTACAGAAGCTAATAAAATTTTCGGAATTAGTAAAACTCATTATTATCGTCTCAGAAAACTGGCTCAGAATAACGAACTGAGCTGAACAAAGTGCAAACCCTCAGGTACACTAAGTAAGGTTATGGATACCACGGAAGGTGTGCATAAGCCGCTAGGTAAATACATCTTCAACAATGTAAACTTCGGTAAACATGACCCCCTTCTTCCGCTGGTTCGTGCTGCTGGTTATCGTGTGTTTGATAATCCTATGGACCCTGAAGGCGTCTTAGTAACCTTCCCTGTTAAGTGGGACAGCGTTCCATTCGAGACTGTAAACGGTCTTGAAGTTAATATGGAGAGTGCTATCACACAGCTTGATCGTTACAAGATGTTGATGAAGAACTGGTGTCAACAAAACGTATCAGCTACGATTAGCTATAACGTTGACGAGGTTCCACAGATTGTAGATTGGCTCCTAGAGAACTGGGAT